TATGGGTGCATCTGAATTTGGTAAATTAATATTTCTTCTTGATGAAAGATCACAAATGATTTTTTCACCAGCTCCTTTAATACACAAACTTAGAACTATGTTGAAAGATTTCAAATCAACAGATTATTTGTTATTAACAGGAGATCCTGCTATAATAGGTGTAGTCTGTTGTTTAATATCAGAGCAAACAAATGGCAGATACAATCTTTTAAAATGGGATAGACAAGAAAAAAAATATTATCCAATTGAGATTGATATTTACGGAAAAGGAGCAAAGAATGAATAATTTAAATAAAGTAAGATACAGAGGAAAAATAATAGAGTGGCCAAAGTGGAATGAACAAACAAAAGATTTTTGGGATGGGTTTGAAATACCAAGACATGTTTGGATTTCATATTCAAAAAAGAAAGATAGATGGTCAATAAATACATTTATAAATCCTAGATTTGATTTACCAGAACCATGGGAAGATCCTGATTATTGGATGGAGTATAAAAATAATTTTGATTCTAAAGAAGCTTTACTAGGATACATAAAACATATGGTTGGTAAGAAATGGTTTACTGGAACTATGGTTTCAGAAACTATGGATGCGGCAAACATATTACATGAAAAATTAACTAATGAACAACACTGGAGATGGGCATACAGCAAACAAAGAGAAGAACAGGTATTAAGGATTATAAATGACGATTGATTTTGAAAAAGACCAGACAGAAGTGTTAGATAAAACAACTAATATTAATAAACTTGCAGATAAAATAAAAGAAATGCAGTCTGTTCAAAAAGCCATAGAAATGGATGAAGAACAAATTAAACAAAAGAAAAAACATTTAGAATACATTTCAGGTGAAGTTATACCTACAATGCTATCAGAAATGGGTTTGTCTTATCTTAAATTACAAGATGGATCATCTGTAGAAGTAAAAACAAATTATAGTGCCACTATCACACAAGCAAATAGAGAGAAGGCATTTAACTGGCTTCGTGAGA